TTTTCAATTAAGGTAACAGCTTTTTGACTCCCTGTTTGCTCAGCTTGAGCAGGAGCTATTGCACCTTTTTGTAATTGAGTATCATCTGGTGTAGTTGCCATAATTATCTTCCTTGTCTATTATATTTTTTATAACTTCTTTTCTCTGATTTGTTTAATTTTTTCTTGTGTACACCTGGTCTTTTTCTAGGTTTTGGTCTTGGTACAAAATGTAAAAAATTTACTTTAGCCATTTTTTTTAAACCATGAAGGTAAACCTAAGTGTGGTCTTTTATCAAACATATTATATTTTGCCCCAGGTGTTTTTTTATTATTATAATGTAAAAACACTTGAACACACTCTTTACCTTTAAATTTTTCTCTCCAATGTTCTAATTCACAACCAGAATACACTAACATATCTCCTGGTTTTAAATCTACTTTAATACCTTTTAATCCTTCTTTACCAGATGGCTCTAAATAAATTGGCCAAGCATCACCACCTAAATTCATAGTTGTAGATATTTCACAACTAAATCTATCTTTATGTCTTTTAAGTATATCACCTTTCTTATATATTCTTGCATAAGTATATGCAGGATATAACTTAAGGCCTGTTGCTTTTTCCATAGCTGGATGACATTTTAATAATAATGTCTCCATTGCCATATTTGAATATTGTGAATAGGTATTTGGAATTTGTTCATTTTCACCTTCATAATATCCAATTAAAGTTTCATATGGTGATATGTATCTTGTTTGTATACAAGTATCATACACTTGTTTTTGCATAGCAAAATAGTTTGCAATAAACGCAGCTAAATCTTTTGATATGGCTTGTCTTATTATTGTATATTTATTTTTCTTAAAGGACATCTTTAGCCATCTCCTTTGGTACAGCCTGGATGTTCCAATGTATAAATCTAAATGGTTCTATACCATGGTCTACAGCATATTCATGTTCCATATATCCAGGAAATATAATTAAGGTTCCTGGTTTAGGTTTAAAGTGTACTAACTCTGTACCATGAAATATACCATTACCTGGTTTCATTTTTAATTTAGTAGCACGAGCACCTGTCCGTGGTTCATGGAAAACGGGATAAGAAGTTTTATCTGAACATTTTAAAAAATAAAAACCTGATACATGTTGATTCCAATGTATATGTGCTGAATGATGACCACCACCATTTTTAGCAAACTCTTGTACCCACATTTCAGAAAACATAGTTTGATATTGTTGCATATCAAAACCTTGCCAATCTAAAAATTCCCAAGACTTTTGGCCTATATAATTTCTAAAATCTAAAAAATTATTATCTGCAGTTAAAGGTGTAGAGTGATAGCTTCTTCCAAAGTCACCCCATTTTTTAATATAATCCTTTTCTCTTTTCTTAGCATCTTTAATATATTTATTAGACGCTTTGTTTAATGACTTTATAAATTCAGGTTTTTCCTCAATCCATATTGGTGTTTTAAAATACTCTAGTATTTGCATTTATTTAAATGGCCTCCCTAAGTTCCATATTACTAATGAGTATCGTGTGCCTGATGTTACTGGTTTGACTCTATGCCAAACAAACGAGGGGAATATTATTATTGATCCTTTAGGTAATATTTCTTTGCATTGTATTCTATGCTTAGATTCATCTCTCATATGAGGATCATAATTTCTAAAATCAAATTCTAATTCACCACCAGTATATTCTGAACCATCTGTTAGTTGGCAAGTTACTGATAGTTTTCTAATACGACCATGCTCTGGATGATTAGGATCTTTTCTATCATAAGGTTTATCCCAAGAATCACAATGCCAATCATAATACTGATTTAATTTATATTTTGTAAATTGGCAAGACTCAGATCTTTCCCAATCAAAATTCCAACCTGCAGCTTTATTAGCTTGATGAATATATGGATGTATTTCTTTATATATCCAAGTATCATTTAACCATACTAGATCAGAATTTCTTTTTCTTTTTAAATCTAATATTTCTTTTTTTGATAATTCTCTATCACCATAACCACCTGTTCTAGCCATAGTTTCTTTTTGTGATAAACCATATTGTATAATATCATCACAAAATTTAGGTGTTAATGCAGATTTAAAATACCAATAATAATTAGATATATTCATATGTTATTGTTTGAATAAAATTCAAACTATCCCTTTGAGTATTTTTTATATAATACATACACGTTGAGGGAAACATAATAAACATATTATCTTTTAATTGTAAATCCCAAGATCTACCTTTTCTTCTATTATCATCATAGAAGATTCGCACCATACAATTATTAGTTTTAACACCATAAAGTAAAGTGTAGTCTGGTGAATTTCTTAAATCTACTGGATCAATATTTAATAATGGTTCTGTTTGTTGATTGGGTTTATACATATCACCCCAAGTTCTTTTATTTACTAATTGAAAACCATATTCTAAATTTATATGCTCACGCAAATAAGTATTTAGCATGTCCCAAGTTCTTGAAAATGGAAACTCTGAATCTGTAAATGTTGATTGTAAAATATCTCCACTTAGTTTATCACGGTCTATTTCAAAATTTTTTGGCATAGCAATGTCACCGTAATACAACGCTATTTCCGACAATGTATTTTTATTCATATACCTATTTATTATACACTCCTAATATAAAAAGTCAATGTTTTTGAGAGGTATATTTATATCTATGCTAAAGAATTTGTCAATGTCCAACCAGCTGTATTATCTGCTTGATAAGCATCCTCATCCCAAGTGTAAGACCATCTATGAGTGCCTGCTTCATTTTGTGAAGTTTGTTCTTCAGTCAATGCTGGAGCATCACCTAAAGGTGATTTCCAAGATGCAGATAACGTATGCTTAACCCAACTTGCATAAGGTTTTTTAGGCCAGAAGATATTATTATCTTCATCCCAAGTATAACCTATACCTGCATAGTTTCCTCTAAATGGAGTTCCACCATTTTTATGTTGGTTGCCTGATGTATTATATGAAGTTTGGACCCACATTTGTGCAGGCCAATTATTATGCCTTTCCAAATACTGTTGACCAACAGCTTCATCTTCAACACCATCAGCATTAAGCATATCAGAATTATTCAAGGTTAATACTTGAATAACTTTTCCGTTTGCTCCTAGTTTTGCAAAATGTGCCATAATGTTTCTCCTTATATATTAATTTTAAATTTTAGTAAACACATAAATATTATTGATATCTGTATCTAATCATAACTATTCCAGAACCACCAGCTCCACCATTTGTTCCACATGGACCTGCAGCTCCAACACTTCCTCCTCCACCACCAGTATTTGCATCACCAGGTATTGCTGGAGATCCACATCCACCAGGACCATAAGAGTTTACACCACATCCACCGCCACCAAGTCCACCAGCACCACCAGCAGCATTAAAGCCACCACCTCCTCCACCACCAGCGAAATATCTAGCTCCGCAAACAGGTCCACCACCTTCACCATAACTTGGTGCTGTTGGACCTATAAATGTATCATAAACATAACTTCCTGCTCCACCTGGACCACCTTGATTAGTTCCACCAGGTCCACCAGCAGCAGCTCCCCATCCACCACCACCTGAACCACCAGATGCTGCTATTGGTGTAGAAGGATTACCTTGTGGTGGAGAAACTGGAGGTACATTACCATTTCCTGCTGGAGTAGTTGCATATCCACCACCACCTGATCCTCCAGGTTGACCAGCTGGTACTGGATGGTTAGATCCATATCCACCACCTGCAGATGTGATTGAACTAAAAATTGAATTATTTCCTTGTCCTCCAGGTGCACATGGTGGACCTGCTGATCCTCCACCACCAACTGTAATTGGATAAGGTGATGCTGTAATTGTAATTCCAGCTGGTGCTGTTAATGGGTTTGTAACAGGTGTTGATTGGAAAGTTCTTCCACCTCCTGCTCCTCCGCCTCCTCTACCACCTGATGTAGGAGAACAAGCTCCAGATCCACCGCCGCCACCAGCTATTACTAAATAATCAACTACATTATCTGCAGCACAAATTGCAGTTCTTGATACACAAAAAGTACCTGGTCCAGTAAAAATATGAGTTTTAAAATTACCACAAGTAACAATAGTTCCACCTGTAGCTTCCATATAAGGAGGAACCCCTGTCGTATCATTATCTGAACCTGTAACTGACTTCCAACCTCTTGTAGCATCTACATATACTAGTGAAACTGCAATACCTTGTGTTGAAAGAGTTGCATTTTCATTTTCACCATTAATTTTATCTGTTCCGTTTGGAGTGATTGTTACATTATTAGTTTGAAAAGTTGATGCGTAATCTGAAATACCTACAATGTCACCTGCACTACCTGCTGGCAATGTAACTGTGATAGCTCCTGAAGTCGTATTTACAAAATAACCATTTCCTGAAACCGCTGTGAATGAAGCTGTCTTTGCAGTCGTATCCCAATCCACTGTACCTGTACGACCAAAACCTGTTTGAGTTCCATTATTAGTAATTGTTACACCAGCAGGAATGGTAATAGTGTCACCACTATCTCCTAACTGGACTGTACCACAATTTGTTCTTGGACTAATTTTATTTACTTTTACTTCACTCATAATTTACCTATTGATATTTATACCTTATTATAACAATTCCGCTACCGCCTGCTCCGCCATTTTGACTTGAAAGAGAACCACCACCACCGCCGCCAGTATTAGCAGTTCCTGCACCACCAGCACCACTACCACTACCTATTCCACCTCCACCATCTCCACCTGGAACATTAGCATTGCCACAACTAGAACCACCTGCTCCTCCACCACCAGCATAAAATGTTGCACTTGTACTAATTGCAGTTTGCACACCATCTCCACCAAATCCTGCTCCATCTGTATTACCAGCTTCACCTGCTCCACCGCCACCACCCATTCTTTGACCAGTTGGATTAACTGGACCACCAGGATTACCTTGAGGGGGACTAACTGGAGGTGTATTACCTGCTCCAACAGCAGTAGGAGTTGGTGAACAAGCTGCTCCACTTCCTGAACCACCAGGTCTACCTGCACTATCATTCCAACCACCACCTCCACCACCACCAGTAGATGTTATTGTTGAAAAAATTGAATTGTTTCCATCACCACCAAATTTAGGAGAAGGATTTGGTGCACCTGCACCTCCACCTCCGACTGTAATTGGATAAGGTGATGCTGTTACTGATAAAGCACTAACACAAGAACCTAATGGAGAAGCTGTATAACAACCAGAAGCTGTCCCTGAAGATTCTCTGAATCCTCCTGCTCCACCACCTGCTCCATGTGAACAACCTGTTCCTCCACCTCCACCTCCAGCGACTACCATATAATCTACTGAATCTGAACCACGTGAATTACCAGCACAGGTAACAGTAAAAGTTCCTGGACCTGTAAAGGTATGAATTTTATAATCACCACAACAAGTGATTGTTCCTCCTGTTGCTGCTATGAATAAAGGATCAGATATTATATCAGTTTTATTTCCTGCATTTGTAACTTTCCATCCTTTTGTTCCGTCTACGTAAACAAACGTCATTGCAACACCATTGTTTTCAATGGTTAAATCAGAAGCTGATCCTTCTATATTAGATCCATTTCTTGCTATAGTTATATTATTTGTATCAGAAGTGCTTGCGTAATCTGATACCGCTACTATGTCTCCAGCACTAGGTGTTGCTGGAAGTGTAACCGTTATTGCACCTGAAGTCGTATTTACAAAATAACCATTCCCACTCACTGCTGTGAATGATGCTGTTTTAGCTGTAGTATCCCAGTCTACTGTTCCTGTTCTACCGAATCCTGTTTGACTTGCACCACATGCAAGAGTAATGGTATCGCCACTTGCACCAAGTGTAATGGTTGAACCACATTTGTTAGCGATGTTAGCACCGCATTGATTTTGAATATTATTTACTTTAATTGTACTTGTCATAATTAATTTTGATATTTATATTTTATTATTACTATACCTGAACCTCCTGCTCCTCCAGCAGATTCTGGACCAGGAGTACAAGTTACTCCACCACCACCACCACCACCAGTATTAACTGTTCCTGCAGTTGCTGTGCCTTTTTGAGTTGGAAATGAAGATCCTCTTCCTCCACCACCTATTCCTCCATCTGTATAACCTGACGCTGGGGTTGGAGTTGCATTTTCATTAGTTGTTCCTCCACCGCCACCTGAATAATATCCTCCAGGCGATCCTCCTAATGGTGCTGGAAAACAAGCTGAAACATTAGTTCCAGCTCCACCAAAACCTGAATTAGCTTGACCAGGAGTCATAGGTGTTCCAGCACAAGATGCTCCACCTCCACCAGCTCCTCCATTATTACTAGCTGGAGTATTACCACCTGGATTTCCTTGAGGGGGAGAAACTGCTGGAGTATTACCTGCTCCACCAGTACCTGTACCTGAAAAACCTCCTCCACCTCCACCTGATCCACCTGCACAAGCTGGATGTGAAGCACCTGGACTTGGTCCATCAGAAGTGGCTCCTCTACCTCCACCTGCACTTGTATTAGAGATAGCTGTTGAAGAACTTCCATTTCCTGATGGAGTTCCTGGATGTTGACCAGCAGCTCCACCTCCACCTACTGTTATTGGATAACCTGTTGCTGTAACTGAAATACAACTTATATTTCGTAAACCACCAGCTCCACCGCCACCACCATAATCTGAAGATCCATACCCGCCTCCACCACCACCTGCTATAAGTAATGTTTGAATTGTATCAGACCCAATAGGATTACCTGCACAAGAAACACAAAAAGTTCCTGGACCTGTAAATTTATGATATTTATAATCTCCACAAGTGGTAATTGTTCCACCTGTCGCTGTTACATATAAAGTTGCTTGAACTGATTGTGTTGAATCATTTATTGTTTGCCAACCTCTTGTAGCATCTACATATACTAAAGTAACTGATTGATCAGAAGTTGATAAAGTTGCATCTGCTGCAGTACCACCAATATTAGAACCATTTCTACCAATTGTAACATTATTAGTTCCCCATGTTCCTGCATAATCTTGTAGAGCTACAATATCTCCAGCACTTGGTGTTGCTGGTAATGTAACTGTAATTCCTCCAGAAGTCGTATTTACAAAATACCCATTACCACTTACAGCAGTAAAACTTGCAGTCTTTGCTGTAGTGTCCCAATCAACCGTTCCAGTTCTTCCAAAACCAGATTGAGTTGCACCAGCTGCTAATTGAATAGTATCACCTGATTGACCAATCGTTAATGTTGATCCGCATTGTGATGATACTTGATTAACTTCTATTTTACTCATTAAATAATTACCAATGTTCCTGTTACTGTCACTGTTTCAGTAAAAGTAACTGGACCTGCAAGTACTGCAGATTCAATTTCCATTTTCTTATCCATCACTTGTGCATGATGGTAAATATCTTCTGATGCAGGTTTATCACCTACATATACTGTTCCGTTTACTTCAGTCATGTTATCTCCTATGTACTAATACTATCAACTCTACTTAACCATGCATCAACACTTGTTGCTGCACTAGCTAAACCATACAATACATCACCAGATTGCATTACAATTTTAGCACCACCTTGAATTAGTTCAACTGAACTAGCAGGTGGAATACTTAAATCTTTTGCTACATATCTGTCTGTACCTACTCCACCTTTATCAATATAAACATCTACAGTTACTGA